GTAGCCACGTCCACTCAGGATGTTCTGGACGCCATTGAAACTCTTGGAACGGAGAAGCATGAGTTTAAGACTTTGGTCATAGACAGCATAACTCAGTTGGCAACCTTGATCGAAAGCGAGATCGTTGCAACTGATCCTAAAGCCAAGTCTATTAACCAAGCGGGTGGCGGCTACGGCGCAGGCTATGGAGCTGCCAGTGAGCGACACCGAGTCGTGCGTGAGTATGCAGGTGGCTTGGCCCATGAGGCTGGCATGAATGTGGTTTTTATTGGCCACGCCGATACTGAGACGTTGGATCTACCAGACATGGATTCATACTCCAGATACTGTGTGCGGATGCATAAGAAGAGCATTCCACACTATACGGATAATGTTGACTTAGTTGGATTGATCCGACTGAAGACATTTACGCGAGGCGATGGCGATAAGAAACGTGCCATCTCCACAGGTGAGCGTGAGATCCTGTGTTTCCCACAAGCATCATCAGTCACCAAAAATCGGTTCAACATCACTGAGCCACTGCCGTTCACATTTGATGGCGGCAACCCATTTCAAAATTTTGTAGCAAAGTAGAAAAGGAAAACTAAAATGGACTTAAATGGATTTAACGCGCTGGAAATTGAACCAGCAACATCTTACGAACCGATCCCAGCGGATTGGTACAAAGCTGTTATTACCGAAACAGAGGAGAAGCCAACCAAGGCACAGACTGGTTCGTATCTCCAACTGACTATAGAAGTCATTGAGGGCCAGCATCAGGGTCGCAGGGTATTTGAGCGTTTGAACTTAAAGAACCCGAACTCAGTTGCAGTAGAGATTGCCCAGCGCAGCCTCTCAAGCATCTGCCGCTCTATTGGCGTCAACAATCCACAGAACAGTGAAGAGTTGATGGACAAGCCTCTGATGATTAAAGTTGCGGTTAAACCTGCACAGGGAGAGTACGGCGCGTCTAACGAGATCAAGGGCTATGACGCAGTCGGTGGGGCGACTACGGCTCCAGCTCCTGTGGCTGTAGCTGCCACGGCATCTGCTGGGGCAAGCACACCACCTTGGAAGAAGTAGAGTTCTATTGAAGGATGGGGTGGCAAGTCTGCCCCATTTTATGAATAGAAGGAGAGCCATATGAAACTTGATATATACTCTAACCCAAAAACGATTGAGGCGATTTACCAGCACTATAAGGTGCAGCGCAAAAACGAGCATCGGCCACACTTAGGTGGATCACAAATTGGGAACGAGTGCAGTCGAGCTTTGTGGTATCAATTTAGACATGCATGGAGGCCCAGCTTTGATGGCCGTATGCTTCGCCTGTTCGAGACGGGTGACCGCGAAGAGGATCGGATCGTGGCAAACCTACGGGCCGTTGGCGTTACTGTCTGGGAGCGTGACCCAGATACTGGCAAGCAGATCAGGTTCGAGGGATGCGGAGGCCATTTTGCATTGAGCCTCGACGGCGTTGGTCAGGGATTTGCCGAAAGCAAAAAGCCACACACTTTAGAGTTCAAGACAATGAACGACAAGAACTTTAAGGCTCTCAAGAACTTGGGATGCCAGAAGAGCAAGCCAGTGTATTGGGCGCAATGCCAAATCGGTATGTATCTGGGCGACATGGATCGGTGCTACTTCTTTGCCGTCAACAAGAACAACGATGAGATGTACGGTGAGCGGATCAAGTTAGACAAGCCAGAGGCCAAGGCACTGCTGGCCAAGGCAGAGCGCGTTGTGTTTGCCGCCACGCCACCATCCAAGCTGCACGAAGATCCAAGCAACTGGCAGTGCAAGTTCTGTAGCTACTGGGCTGTGTGTCACGGGTGCAAGATACCAGAGGTTTCGTGCCGAACTTGCAGCCATGTGACGCCAGAGCAGAACGGGACGTGGAGCTGCGCGAAGGGCAAGCCAGTCAAGACGTGCAACGAACACCTCTACATCCCACAGGTGATGCCGAAAGATTTAGTTGTGGTCGATGCTGGGGATGACTTTGTTGAGTACGAGGATCAAGATACTGGCGAGATCATAAGAAACGATAACAACAGCCAAGCTATTTATGATGGGAGGATACAGGAATGAAGCGCAAGAGATTAGAGAATGTCGTGAAGGTCATGTTGGAAATGACACCAGACAGAATCAGCACCGATAATATTTCGATGATTTTGGTAAATTTTATGATCCACAAAAATATGGTGAACCAGTGGCCAGTTGTTAAAGATATCGTCGATGACGTGTTTGTAGAATATCTTGTGAGGTCGTCATACCAATCGGATGCCGAATACAACGAGGCAATAGCGATTGAGGATGCCAACAATTTCTTGGAGAATATTCGCAATGACGTTTGATGCTGGAAAAATCTTGCATGTCAGATTAAATCGTTCAGAAATTTCGCAGGCAAAGCAGGCGGCAGCATTGCGGTGGCAGTTAGCCAGAGCTAGTGGAGTTGCCAACCAGCGCCGGGACATCAGATCAGACGCAGATATTGATCTGCTAGGTTTAAAAGCTGAGATAGCAGTCGCTAAAGCGTTTCACCTTCCATACCGGGCATCTGATCTTGGCATCGATAGCGGAGCCGATATGTGGTCGGACGATATAGGCATTGATGTGAAGGCCACGTTTTATCAGACAGGCAAGCTGCTGTTTAAGTCTATAGAGGCGTTTGTCGCTGATTACGCAATACTGGTTACTGCCTCTGATGATGAGGATGTGATGCGTGTTGTCGGTGGCATGGGCAGGGAGAGATTTGGGACTGATGCCATTGAAGCAGATTTAGGTAGAGGGCCATGCTGGGTCGCTCCTCAAGATATATTAACGCCGATTCAAGATGTGTGGCTTGTATTGTCGAACTGGAGATTATGCAGATGACGTTTGAACTTAGAGACTACCAGAAGGAAGCTGTCGATGGACTGTACAATTACTGGGCTGGCAAGGCTGGCGACAACCCACTTATCGTTGCGCCTACTGGATCGGGAAAGACAGCTATCATAGCGCAGATAATTAAAGACGCGATGGGCTTTCCCGGCACACGGGTTCTGGTTGTTACACACGTTAAGGAGCTTCTGGAGCAAGGAGCCAAAGGGTTACTAAAGCTGTACCCAGAGGCAGACTATGGCATTTACAGTGCAGGGCTAGGCCAGAAGGTTTTAGACAGACCAATTACGTTTGCAGGCATACAAAGCATCTGGGAGAGGGCGTTTGACATAGTTCCCGCGCCTGATTTGGTATTGATTGATGAGGCGCACCTCCTACCCAAAAATACTGAGACTAGGTACAATCGGTTTATTGCAGATTTGAAAACCTGCAATCCAGATGTGAAAGTGGTGGGGTTGACGGCCACGCCATATAGGCTGGACAGCGGTTATTTGCACAAAGGCAAAGGCGCGATCTTTGATGGCATAGCCCACGAAATACCAGTGGAGATGCTGATGGAGCAAGGCTACCTGTCACCAGTTATATCCAAAGGCGGCGTTAAGCAGATTGATTTAACCAATGTTGGCAAGCGCGGTGGTGAGTTTATTGAGAGTGACCTAGCTACAGCAGCATCCGATCCAGAGCTGGTTACATCGACAGTCGAGGAGATAATCAGGCTTGGAGCTAACAGGAAAAGTTGGTTGGTTTTTAGCAGCGGCGTGAGTCATGCTAATATGCTGGCAGATGAGTTTGATCGGCAGGGTGTTATTGCTGGGGTTGTTGTGGGCGCAGATGGAAGTTCATTTCGAGAAACAACTATTTCGGAATTTAAGAGTGGTGATCTGCGCTGCCTGATTAATGTCAACGTATTGACGACAGGGTTCGATCATCCAGAAGTTGATATGTGCTGTCTCGTTAGGGCTACCGCTTCGGCAGGTTTGTACGTCCAGATGGTAGGGCGCGGGACTAGAATTGCAGAAGGTAAAACTGATTGTCTCATACTTGATTACGGACAAAATGTACAAAGACACGGACTGTTGGATCAGGTAAAACCAAAGGAAAAAATGACTGGCGGCGATGGCGAGGCTCCTGCAAAGCAGTGTTCGGAGTGCCAAATGATGGTTCATGCAGCTTCAAAGATATG